GCTCATCCCGAACAAGAGCCCCGGGCGGCTCACGTTCGCCGACGTGACCCTCGAGCGCGGCGCGACGCAGGACCGCGACCTGTTCGACTGGTTCCAGGACGTCGCCATCACATCGAGTGGCCTCGGCCTCACCGACGTGAACTACAAGCGCAACCTCGACATCGTCCAGCAGGACCGGGACGGGCTCACGCTGCGCCGCTGGTCGCTCTCGCGCGCCTGGCCGGTGAAGTTCGTGGCCGGCGAGTGGGACAACGAGAGCGACGAGAACGTCATCGAGCAGGTGACGCTGACGTACGACTTCTTCGAGCTGGTGCAGTGACGGTCACCAGCGGCACCATGTAGCGCATGGGCAAGCCGAAGCGCATCGACCCGAGCCAACTGCCTGCTCTCGTGCCCGGGGATCGGTGGGAGCGCCTTCAGGGAATTCGAGACGCTCTTCCAAAGGAACTCCAAGGGCTCCCGGACGAGAAGCTCTACCACGTCACGGTGTCTGGGAGCCTCGGCTCACCACGCACCGAGACGAAGTACGGCGTATCGGGAGAGGTCGCGATGGGGTTGGACGTCTGGCGGCACGACCCCAAGGACGCACCCTTCGAATTCAACAAAGACCACTACTTCGTCACGCGTACGAACGGCTCCGATGGAGCCGAGTACCTGCTTCACGGTCCGTACAGGAAGGGCGAGCCCGACCACTGGCGCGAGGAGATTCCCGATGAGTACGGGGACTGCGAGTTGCTCGTGTCGCGCCGCCGCTCGTCTACCTGACGCTGCTGTCCCCCGCGCCCCTCCTCGACGGCTTTGCCCCCGAGGAGGCAGCGCATGGCAGACGTCATCACGTGCCCTTCGGGGCTCTCGGGCCGCATCCGCGGCATGAAGGTGCGCGAGGAGCGCGTCCTGGCCGATCGGAAGCTCGCGAAGACCGGCGGGCAGATCGACGAGCTGGTCGGCTCGTGCTGGGAGGAGACGCTCGACCCCGGGCCGTACACGCTCGGCGAGGGCGGCAAGGTCGACTGGGGCAAGGTCCTGCAGGGCGACCGCTTCTTCGCCCTGCTCATGGTCCGGGCGCTGACCTACGGCCCTGAGTACGCCTTCGGCGTCGGCTGCCGGAACGACGCCTGCCGCGCTCGCATCGAGTGGGAGGTCGAGCTGACGAAGCTCCCGGTGCGCCCGCTCTCCGAGGAGAGCCGCGCCGCGTTCGTCGGCGGGAACCGCTTCGAGACGACGCTGCCCGACGCCGGCAAGCGCGTCCGCTTCCGGCTGCTCACGGGTGACGACGAGCGGAAGCTCCCCGCGCTGCAGCGCTCGGCGCCCGACAAGCTCCTCTCCGCGGTACTCGCGTACCGAGTGCTCGACATCGACGGCGTCGAAGCCAAGGCCAAGCGGCAGTTCCTCGAGGAGCTGACGATGCGCGACGCGGACTTCCTGGTCGACGAGTTCGACCGGGTCGACTGCGGCGTGGACACGACGATCGAGATCGAGTGCCCCGAGTGCTTCGGCACGCAGGACGTCGACCTCCCTTTCGACAAGGGGTTCTTCCTGCCGGGCCGGGACAGGACGGCGAGGCGGAAAGCCCGGAGCACCTCTTCCCCGACGTGACCATGGAGAGCTGGCGCGAGGGCATCTTCCAGCTCTGCTGGCAGCAGCACGGAGGCTCAGGCCTCGCAGTGACGCTCGACGATGCGCTCGAGCTGCCGACGACGGATCGCGACTGGCTGATCGAGCGCATCGGTCAGCAGCGCGCCCGGGAGGCGAAGGAACTCGAGAAGGCCGCGAAGCGGAGGTGACCGATGGCGCTCAACAACCTCGGCCTCGGCTTTGTCTTCACCGCGCGTGACCTGGCCTCCGGGGCAATCTCGAACCTCGAGCGGAACTTCACGAGCCTCGACCGCCGCGTCGGGCTCGGCACGGACAGCATTCAGAGTTCGTTCCAGCAGCTCGGCGTCGGGCTCGCGGTGTTCACGGCCGGCGCGGCGACCGTCGGCGCGGCGTTCTCGCTCGCGAACGCGGCGGGCCGCTTCGAGCAGTCGATCGCCGCCGTGGCAGCCGTGTCCGGCGCGACGACGCAGGAACTCGAGCAGCTCAGGAACGCGGCGATCGATGCGGGCATCGCCACGCAGTACTCGCCAACGGAGGCGACGATGGGCCTGCGCGAGCTTGCCCAGGCCGGGTTCAACGCGCAGGAGTCGATGCAGCTCCTCATCCCGGTGCTCGACCTCGCCGCAGGCTCGCTCGGCGAGCTGACGCCGCAGCAGGCGGCCGGGCTCGCCGCGCAGTCGATGAAGGCGTTCGGCCTGTCGACGGACCAGGCATCCATCTCGGTCGACCGCATGCTCCAGGCGGTCAACGTGTTCGCGCTGAACGCCAGCGAGCTGCCCCTCGCGCTCGGCACGGCATCTCGCGGCGCGCAGGCGCTCCATCAGTCGCTCTCCGAGACGCTCATCGCGCTCGGCCTCGTGAAGAACGTCATCCCCGGCGTCGAGCGCGCGTCGACCGCGGTCGCCGTGTCGATGGAGCGCATGGCCGACCCGCAAGTGCAGGCGCACCTCCGCGGCATCGGCGTCGCGGTGGCCGACTCGCAGGGGCGCTTCCGAAGCTTCCTCGACATCCTCGGCGACATGGCGCCGCAGCTCGATCGCATGAGCGAGGCGCAGCGCTCGGCGTTCCTCCTCTCGACGTTCGGGCGCGAGGCGCTCGGCGGTGTGAACGCGATCCTCACGCAGGTCACGACCGGCGTGCGCACCAACACCGGCGAGACGCTCCGAGGCGCGCAGGCCATCGGCTACCTGCGCGACCAGTTCGAGAACGCCGGGGGCACCGCCGCCCGGTTCCGCGAGCAGATGCTCAACACCTTCGAGGGGCAGAAGCGACTGCTGCACGGCTCGCTCGAGACGCTCGCGATCGTCGCGGGCGAGCCCTTCGCGCAGGTCTTCCGGCCGCTCGTCACGATCATCGTCGACGTGGTCAACGCCGTGCTCGGCGTCTTTCGGCAGTTGCCCGCGCCGGTGAAGCGCGCCTTCGCCGCGTTCGTCGTCGGAGCCGGCGCCGTCGTCGCGCTGATCGGCGCGATCATCGCCGCCAAGGCAGGCCTCGCGCTGCTCGTCATCGGGCTCAAGGCGGCGGGCATCACGCTCGGAGGGCTGCTCGCGACGCTCCTGCCGGCGATCCTGATCTTCGGCGTCCTGGCGCTCGCCATCGCCGGCTTCGTCGTGGCCTTTCGGAACAACGTCGGCGGCATCGCGGACTTCTTCCAGGGCGTCGGCGCGCGCATCTCGCTCGCGTTCCGGGGGCTCGTGCAGCTCTTCGACCAGGGCGGCTTCTCGGGCGCGGTCCGCGAGGAGCTGAACCGCGCCGAGAACCGCGGGCTGAAGGACTTCCTCATCAACGTCTTCCTCTGGGTCAACCGCATCCGGAACTTCTTCGCGGGCATCGCGACGGGCTTCTCGGCCGGCATCGAAGCCGCGCGCCCGACCATCGAGGCCTTCCTGAACGCGCTCCGGCGCCTGGGCACGGCGCTCGGCTTCCTCTCGGAGCGCGACGACGCGGGCACCGCATCCTCGAAGTTCCGGGAGTTCGGGCTCACCGGCGAGCGCGTCGGTCGCGTCCTCGCGACGGTCTTCGAGCTGATCGTCCAAGCCATGACGGCGGTGATCGAGGTCGCTCAGGGTGTCGCGCAGGGCTGGGAGTGGATCAGCGCGGGCGGCTCGGTGCTGTGGAGCGCGCTCTCGCAGCTCGGCTCGAAGATCCAGGAGGTCATCAACTACATGTTCGGCAGCACGTCAGCGACGCAGCAGAACGGCAGCGCCTGGGTGTCCCTCGGCAACGTCATCGCCTTCATCATCGGCTGGATCGTGAGCACCATCGGCGTGCTCGTGTCGGTCATCTCCGCGGCCGTCGCGATCGTGAGCGCAGCCATCCAGATCGTGATGGACGTGTTCTCGGGACTCGCCGACGTCATCACCGGCGTCGTCTTCATCATCGGCGGCATCATCAACGGCAGCTGGACGGACATCTGGACGGGCATGAAGCTCGTCGCGTTCGGCGTCGTCGACGCGATCGTCGGCGTGGTCC